GTGAGTCCTACTCTAGTCCCCCCTTACGGGGGGACTCTCTTTATGCCCGTGTTTCCACAAGGCATACACGAAATACCGTTCTCTAAGAGATCGGTAGAGCGTGCCAAACGCGTTTCAAGGTAATGCGACGCGTTAACGCAAAGACACCTGGGTCGTCACGTTCCGAAGGAGATGTAAATCTCCTTAGGACCATACGCCAGTCATCGGAACCCACAGTTACCTTACGTGGGACCGCTTGGAACATTCGACATTCGCGACGTTGTAAGTCAGGGTTGAACCTGACCTGCCAACGCGTGGTGTCTATGTTCGCGTGACTATAGTGCCGAACAAATGCGAGTACACCGTACTCACATCCAGTTCTGCTCTTCAAGTCCAGAGCCCTTTCCGGCAAAACCGGAAGAGGACCAAGAACCGAAGACACAGCGTCTGACGTGTCAGACGCGACCCTAAGATACCCTCGCGCATATGCCGCATTAGAAAATGCGACGTATGAGCATAGAGTAGCAGGTGCCTTATTACGGCCCGTCATCCACAATCTCTTCAAACGAAGAGGTGTGACGTCAACGCCTTTATAAGCGTCGACGCCGCAAGATTCCCGAAAGGAACCCTGTGTGCAGCACTTATCCGTGTTGAACATAAGTCCAACCTTAGGGAAGTACTGAAGCAACTCCGGATAGTCTTCCCGGAGCGAGATGATGTCATCGCCGTATACGAACAAGCGCCTGGTTGCTTGCCACATCAGCTTCGAATAATATCGATGCTGATGTTGTATTGCTACATAGGGCTTGCGAGCCAGTCGAGTACGTAAGTATAAACCTACGCCAAGTGCGAAGAAGACGACGCTCTCGATAGGGAAGCAAAGATTGCTTCCCATCGGGGCGAACTTCTTCATCGCAACCACGTCACCATTAGGGAGACGAGTGTTCGGTGTCCTCGCCGCTATTAAGCAGCGAAGTAAACTGGGGCAGTCACGGAATAATTCCTTGACAAGCGCCAGAGGCACACGATCACTTGCATCCTTCATGTCGAGCGTTACCCACTTTTTAGAAGTGGAACCAAGGATGGCGAGACGCTGATTGATAGACTGGTCCGTGAAGTTCACGTGACCAGCTGTCAACCGATGCTTCTCTAAGTGGGAAGAAATCTTCCCACCTAAACCGCCTTGTATCCACTGATATTCTAGTGGTTCAGCCGAGATGATACGGGGACCTCTCGAATCTTTCGGGACGAGCACGACTTTCGCCGTGCCCTCCGTCTGAGAAGAGAGACTCCCCATATGCTCAGGGTTGTCGCAGAGGTGACCCAAAGAGAAATGAAAATACTCCGAAAAAGGGTATTCCATTTCAATCGATGAGTAGAGTCGCGAAAAGCGATGCTTTTCGTGATTCTTTTCACCAGTCGCAACAGAGCCTGGCCCATGCTTAGGGATGATGTCATATGGACAAAAGAGTCCAAACACGTTAGTAATAAAATTACGAGCGTGGCAAATGACATCATCACTAGGGATCGAATCTGGCAAGCCAGAGTCGACCTCACGAAAACCGAGAAGCATTGCTTGTTCTTGGTCTTCATTGTATGGCACCGCAAGTTTGTACAAAAAGTACAGACATTGGCGTAGGTCTCGAATCGCACGAGGTGAGGCACTACTCAGTTCCTCACCACTGTCGGAGAATACTAAATCGAACAACCACCCAAGAAACTTGGGGTTTGTACTTCGAGGCTTCGTTACGAAACCTCTAGGAGCGAATTTAGTACCCTGCGAGAGAGCTCTATCGAGCTCCTTCGCGAGTTTAGGGAGGGCTTTCGTTAGAAACGAAAGACCCTCACTCCTGACACGACGTCGCATTACTGCGATGTCGCGTGTAGACTCCTGCTTGATAGCAGGAGACGCGTACGAATCGGCTACATCAGCGATGAGCCGTTCGTGTAAGCGAGTATAAAACTCGCACATGTCTCTCTCCTTCCGGAGAGGTTGTAACCTGTTCATAGAATAGGAAGCAACACAAGACCATGTATCACAGACGGCAACGCTGATGCCTTCAGCCAGAGTATCACAGTGCGGCGTAGCTTTCGCTACGCTGAGCTAGCGATAGATCTGGACCACGTTGGTATAGCGATGAACAGAGTTCCGAACGCTCGCTCCGTTAGGAGACGAGAGTCACGAGCTTAAGGCTCGCCGTTCAGAACTTTGTCGAGATTCGCATTCGTCCAGAAATTCTGGAGCTGAGTGCGCATATCGCGAATCATCGCAACGGTCACGGCCGTGTCCCGAGGGACTTCGATCGTGACATAAACGCTAGCGATCAACTTCACACCTGCATGTTCATTGCCAGATTTGGCAAGGTTCAGGCGGATGAGGTGTCGATCGAGCGGTACGCCATTCCGAGTAGACTCCTGATGCGAAATCAGGAGTTGCTCGGGTAGCCCAACGGGCGCAGACGCATTCTGACGGATCGATGATCCGTCAACAATGGAAGTCAGCGCGTAGGTCCGGCTGGACGAAGAATCGCCAGCGAGGGTTTGGTCTGCAAACATAGTTACACAGTTTGGGTCGTCTCACGACGATCCTACTCGACTAACGGAATGTTAGCGCCAGCCTGGATTAAGAGACTGATCTATTCACCAATGGCACATGCCACCTGAGTAGGTTTAGAATCGCATAGCATTACTGCTAGAGGCGCCTTGTAGATAAAGGTCCGTCCCTCACGGGGCAGACACTTGTCTTACGCGACACAGCTAACTCAGTCTTACGGAACAATTACGAACCGTTTGACCCTTGTTAAACTGGGCCGCTACCAGGGAATCTAAGCCACTTAGGTTTTGGTGGAGTACGAGTAGAGACTTTCGATCGGGGTTTCCGAACCTCGAGTCTCTGTTCGAGAAGCGCGGCACCTATTAAGATCTGCTTAAGCGAAGGAAACTTCACATTAAGCGGAGCTGTAGTAGAGGGAATATCCCTCTTGCGCTCATAGTAAGTGTGTTGACCAGAACCGATGGTAGTGCGCAAAGCGCCCTCCCAGAAGCTACAGTCAACACTAGACATATAAGAGTACTTCACACTATGTGAGAAGTCCTCAATGACTATTGGTAACACAGGCTCTGCCTGAAGCGAATCTACCCACTCACCGACGTCGACGAACCAGTCGACGACGAAGGAGAAGGGTATGGCATTCCAAACCACTGAAAGCGGTTTGTCGATACCAAACGCTTGGCTCCATGCTTGAATCGTCAGCTCAAGGTCTGTAAACGATGAGACATCGTAACGGAACTTAAGCGTGGCGTGATACATGGGTTCACTCACCCAGCGAGAAGAAGAATATAAGTCGACTTGTCTAAAGTCGCCTGCATTCTCAACTGTACTGTGTGAGTCGCTCGGTAGAGTACCGGCAGTATCAATAGGTCTAGCGTAATGCCGCGTTTGAAGGCGGTTTCCGCGTCGACGTATATCTGCAACCTTATTCTTTACTTTATGAATAAGATCGATGAT